ACGAATTGACATTTGCACCTGCCTTGATTCTTGACGATGCACAAATATTTAGATAGTCAATAAAGATAATATCTGGACGGAAGTTCTTCTTGAGAGCCAGATCGTTGATCAATGCTCGGAAGTGAGCGGGATTCGCAGAGGCAGTTGGATACTCTTTGATGATCAACTTACCCTTGACGGAAGTCTTGAGTTTACCCATACGCTTCTCATACATATCTTTCGGCATGTTCATGAGATCGTCAAGAGAAACATTGAGAAGATTCGCATCAATACGTTCAGCGATCTTCTCTTCAGCCATTTCAAGAGTTATGTAAAGAACGTTGTAGTTCTGAACCAAACAACTAGCAGCCACATGGCACATAAACAGAGACTTGCCGACGCCAGTACCTGCAAGAGCAATGTTAAGGGTCTTTTGCGGCAATCCTCCTTTAGTGATCTTGTTGAAATACTCAAGATCGAAGGGGATTCTTTTCTCGATACGATGATAGAAATCATACCGATCAGCGTAATTATCCAAAAAGTCGTGACCAATATGAGGATCGAAACTAACCCCCAGAGCATCAGACAAAAGAGTAGGAATGCTTCCTTTGCCCCTCGCTTGATCTTTGCCATCAAGGATCTGAATACTGTCCATGATAGCATTATAGATTGCCTTTTCTTGGCAAAACTTTTCTGTAGTGTCAAGAAGCCATTCGAGTTTTTGTTCTGATGTGTCATTGGCAACTTCCTTCAGGAGTTCTAATGACTTATTTAACTCAATTTCAGTGAGTTTGGTAGATTCTTTTAGACTAATCTCTAGTGCTGCTGTCGGCGGCAGACTGTTATACTTTAGAATGAACTCCTTTATTTCCTCGAATACTTTTCTTTCGTGACTTTCGGTCAGGTATTCTTTCTTCAAAAAGGGCAGAGTCTTCCTCATGAAAGACTCGTTCCGCATCAGATTCGACAAGATCAGTGTTTCTGTTTTCATTGCCTTCCTTCATCGCATTGTCAATAGCACTCAGAAGTATACTACGCATCACATTAGAAGTAAATCGCTGAAACGATTTGCTTTTGGTATTGACGTTGTTTACATTCGAGATAATATCATAATCAAATGTCATCAAGTTATTATCGCCAACCTTGACGTCAGTATACTCTACAATCACACCATCATATTTTCCCAAGAATTTGACAGCAAAACTTCCAGGTGGACCATTGAGGTCCACGAAGAATGTGTATTGCTTGTCAATCTTGAAACGTTTTTTGACATACCAAAATTCAAGTTTAGCGATTAGTTCTTCAATCATCTTCTGACTCATCTACGCTAGATGAAAGATTACCAGCAACAGCAGAACTGAATTGATATGCGTTCCGCACCCAATCCTTGAATGCTTCATCAGCAAGAATGCTATCCCAGAATTCTGCGCATTCAGTATCAGCCATACGCCACTTCTTGCCTTCAACTTCGCCAGTTGAAGTATTCACCTTTGCATACCAACCTACATTGGGCTTCGTAACATGACCAGACTCAAGTGCCATATCCAAAAGACCACTGTACTTGCTAATGCCACCATCGAAACGAACAGTGACAGGGATACGCGCCTTTTCACGAACATATCGAGATTTCTCCACGTTGATGATGAAGTTGTATCCAATCAAATCAGTGCCTTCTTTTTCCTGCTGACGACCAAGGATGTAAATGTTATCTGCAGAGTAATAAGAGCCTGTTCCGCCACCGACAATATCCTTGGGATACAAACCTATTTCTTTATAGGTGTGATTTACTACAACCATAGGAATGTCCTTCAGTGTAAGGTGTGGTGTCACCATACGGAACAGGGATTTGATTTGCTTTGCGCGACTCATATCAGCAACAGACTTACCATCCATTGCATCTTCAACTTCTTTCTTTGAAGCCAGATTACCAATCGAATCAATGACGATCATTACACGCTCGCCACGCTCGATGTTACTCAACTGTTGCATGATATCAAACTTCAATTGCTCAACGTCCGTGATTGGAGTATGAACAACGCGATCGGTGTCAATGCCGAAAGATGTGAAGTAGTTTTGCGGAGTACCAAACTCTGAATCGTAGAACAGAACGACGGCATCTTGATACTTGTCTTGGTATGCCTTTGCCATCAAGAGACTGAATGCAGTCTTGAAGTGCTTCGACGGACCAGCCCACATTGTTAGACCTGGAGTGAAACCACCGTCCAGATCACCAGAGAAAGCAACATTCACTACAGGAATGCTCGTCTGAATCATATCCTTTGCAGCAAAGAACTTGGACTTTGCAAGGATTGCAGTGTCTTTGATGGTACTATTTTTCTTCAGTTTTTCGAGTAGACTCATTTTCATTCACCTTATCTGTGTGTTGAATACCAAAATCATCACGCATCATAAAATTATAGATGCTGTCCTTTATACCTCTATTGTACTTTATTCCAGCCTTTTTGTCAACCTTTTTCTTTTTGTCAAGAATTGGTTCTTTTGGTTTATTTGTATACGAGATATTTGCTGCAATGAGTAACAGAACTGCGAGCGGATCGAATACAAGAACAATGAGTATTATCACAAATCTTACAGCACTATCGAAATAATTTACTGCTTCCTCTTTACCATAAATCAATTCAGCAATATACTTCAGTGGACCGACCTTTGCCTCAGATTCTATATTAGAGCGGCGGAGAGGGACGAGTTGAGCAGTGAGTTCGTCAATCTTAGCATCTGAAGATTCAATTACAGTATTCAATGCAGTTCTTTCTGCTTTTTGTTGAGTGCGAATTCTTGCTCCATCCATGAAAGACTTCTCAACAACTGAATCTAAAGAATCTAAAGATCGTTGAGCATTATCAATTTGTCTTTGCTGACTCGCAATTTGTTGTTCAATTCTTGCAATCTCAAGAGAGTTATCTGCCACCCCAATAGACGACTCTAGGTGAACTTTCGAGAGATAACCAAAAGTTCCCAGCGATGTGATGAACATCAAAATAAAGATTGCAAAGATAAAGTATCCCTTGATTATTTTGGGAGCAATATCCCAATTACGATACAACCAAGAAGCAGCCACCAGTTTGGCAAACTCTAGGCTTGCACCCATCAAAGAGATGGCAAAGATTGCACCAGGAAAGATAGCAATCAAACCAATGATTGAGTAATAAGCAGCTGTGCCTGACAACAACAAGCCAGCAATGAGTGCGAGTAAAGCCATTTATTTTATCCGAAAAACGAGTCCAAAGATTCGACCTTTTCAGTTTGCCAATTTATCGCAGAAAGGATAATATCGAGAGGCTCAATGAATGACTTTTCAAATTGAAGGTCGTAATCTATATATTGCTCGGCATCAAGTTGTTTCGGGATACCTGACAAGAACGCAAGAGTATTATTGTTATAGATGTTCGGCTGTTTCAGATAGATGAACTTGATCTTCTCACCTTCTTGAATTTCTTGATAGCGTTTGTTGAGTTTCATTTCACGCAGCAAGTGATTGTAAACCAAAGCACCCTTGACATGGATCGGCGTTCCCTTCTTGAAGATGTTTGCAGCATCAGCATATTCCTTCAGACCATTGACTGATCTTGGGAATGCGATGTCTTCAACAGGAAGTGTTTTGAATTCATGACGAAACTGTTCGATGAACTTATGCAGATCATCTTCAGTCTTTGTCATGATGATACTGATTGCCTCCTTAATCTTCACACGACAAGCAGATGGCGTTGAAGACTTGACAGCCTCAAGACCCATGATCTTGAGTTTGGGTTTGGCATACGCAACGCCTTCGCTATCATGCACGTTTAGAATATATCGTTTCTTCGCAGTCCAGATTGCTTTGTCAGCCAAAGACTCACGCTTCATTTCCATGCGTTGCTGGAATGCATTGACATATTCTTTTAGTTCTTCATACGACTCATCAATGAACGGCTGAATCTTATCATCACAAACCTTATTCATGAACTTGATCACTTTCTTGGTGTCAGAAGTATCAGGATAAAGTTTTTTGACCAGCGGACCCATGTTCAAATAAATTGAGTCAGTATCAGAGGCGATGACATAATCCTCGCCTTCAGTCTTGAGAAGTTTGTTCATGTACTCGTTGATCTTCTTTTCAATCCAACGAATAGACAACTGACCTGCTGTGGTGATGCCTTCAGCGATACGAATATCAAAGAAGCGGAAGTATTGATTGCCCAATGCACCGTAAGCGGAGTTTAGAGTAACCTTCTTTGCTAACTGAAGATTGTTATATCGAGCAACTTGTTTTTCAAGATAATGAACCTGATTCTTATCTTCAAGAACAGTTTCGATTTTCTTTTTGGCTTCAAGTGCCAACTTCTTGTAGCGTGTACGATCTTTGTACATGCTATCCATAATCTCAGGTAGAACACCCTGCTCTTGAGTGCGAAATAATTGACCATTTGGTGTTACTGTAACACCAAGATCTTTGAGAATATTTGTATCAACTTCTTGATTGAGCAGATTATCAACGTTGATATTACAGTTGCTGATAAACCCACGCATATTGTCATTGTACTTCTTCGGCTCGACGAGAGTTTCCATCGAGATGTTATACTGCATGATCAAGTGAGGATACAGACTGTTCAAGTCAAATGATGCAACCCATTCGTGCATACCACAAATGGGATCTTTGACATACGCACCTTCGTATTGCGAACTCTTTACGCTTCGCGACATCTGCGGGATTACAATCTTCTTGCGTAACAAATAGTTGTACACAATCGCATCCCACATACGAACCTGCGTGAACACATCGTCGTAGTTTACTTTGTTGTCATAGGCAAGAGTCAAAGCCAACTCAATCAACTTCATCTTATCTTCGAGTTTCTCAACAAGTTCTACGTCCTTGATGTTATACTCAATGAACTTTTGATAGTCGTGTTTGTAGAGTTGATGCAGGTTTTCGAATTCAGAATAATCTAATTTCTTTTCACCCAACTCAACGTGAGCAATGTTATCAAGACGATAAGACTCTTGTTGTGAATAAGTGAACTTACGATAGAGTTGAATGTAGTCAAGAATGGCAATTCCAGAAATATCATAGAACTGCACTGGGCGATTCATCATCACCGTTTCGCGTTTGCTGATACGATTCCAAGGCGAAAGTTTCTTGGCTTCATCCTCACCAAGAATCTTGGTGATACGATTTGCAAGATATGGAATATCGAATTGCTCGACGTTCCAGCCAGTGACTACATCAGGGTGCCATCGGCTCCATAGGTCGAGGAATCTTCGTATAAGGTCGGACTCATCGCGACACTTTGCATAGTGCACGTCGTCACGATGCTTGATATAATCGCCACAACCAAACACAAAATAATTACCCTTAACTTTGATGCTGATTGCTGTGATTGCTTCATTTGCATCTCTTGGTTCAGGAAATCCATTTTCGGATCCAACTTCGATATCAAGATAGGCAATAAGTATTTTACTGACATCCCAAAGAATATCGTCAGGATACTCATCAGCAATATAAGCATACTCATAGCGATTATTCCCAAAAATAGGAAAATTGTCGACACTCTCGTACCTCTCTAAAAATTCACGACACTCTGGGATTGTTCCAGGCTGGATGGGTTTTACGTTCTCACCAGCAAGAGTTTTATATTCAGATTTCTCTTGGCTGGAAAGAAAAAAGGTCGGACGGAATTCAACCTTCCGTCTGACCCTCTTATCATTCTCAACGCCCCTCAGAAGAATAAATCGACCAGAGACGCTGACATTGGTATAAAAATCGGACATATCACCCCACAATCAATTCCTTGGGAGGAACCATAATTCCTGCTCCGAAGATTTGATTATACCCGTTTTTCACTTCATCCGCAACATCAGCAGTGGTGACAAGTTTGTCAGCATGAATTGTAAACGGACCGTCGGCTGCTTGCATCCAAGGCATAAAGCCAAGAACTGGACCTTTCTCTGAACGTTGCATCACACAAGCGACTGGATTCTTGAATGTGATTAGATCACCTTCTTCATTTACAATTTCGACTACTAATTCCTCGCCACTTACGAGTTTGAGTGCTTTGATGTTCGACATTTTGTGTTACCTTCCTTTTGTAATTATCAAATAAACCTTTTTCTCTTAGACCTTGAGGCATACCATTTCTATAAAATACACCATGATCCATGACCCAAGTGTCCTTACCAACCTTCAGCGACCACCCATTGAATTCTTTGATCTCAATTTGTTTACTGATCAATAATTCTTTGAGTTCAGATAGCGAGTTCATTATTCACTATCACCTGCGTCGCGGTTTTCGGTATTGTGACGCTTCATCTTGAAGCCAACATGATTGGCGTGAGCAGCAATCATAGATCGACGAAGCGAACCTCGCTCATGCGCGTCCTTCACCCATCCATAAGTTTCAGCCATAGCAAGAGCACGCTTCAAACTGCGCGGCAGTTTAGCATTGAAAAAATCACTACGATTAGCCATTTAGAAGTTCCTCACATTTTCTTGTAAAACGTTCGTTCTGTCCTGGATGAAAACTTTGGTACATATGCCAGAACATTTCATTTCCTTCTGTACCAAACGTTGTGCCAATACCATACTTCGGCATGCCATCAGCAAGATCCCAGTACGGTGGTGCATCTTTTGGTTCCCAACTCATACGAATTGGTGGAGCATCATAGCGTAAAGGCATCACAATCTCAATAGAAATATTACTCTCTCTCGCTTTGAAAGTCAACTCTTCTGCAACATCACCGCGATAATTCGGCATGAAAGAAGGATTGCCAAGTTTGCGATAAAGATCAACAGTAAAGGTAACATTATGTGGCGCAGCAAATACATGCTGATCATTTTGAATATGATTGCTTCGCTGAGCGTCGCCAATAACCTTACCAGCATATGCTTGTTCGAAGAAATAGTCCAATGCTAAATTGTTCAGCGGCAAACAATCAATATCTAGAAACATGATGGCGTTATGATTTCGTTGCTCTAGCATATCGACGAGTCTGTCCATCGTATAGCCTGGAGGTGCTTCTGTGTAGATATGATAGTGTGGGATATTAGACTTGTTATATTTCTCAACAACTCTCTTTTGTAGAGCAACTAGATTCTGGTCGATGTTCTTCATAAAGATCGACGCAATACAAGGACTATTCATTTCATTCTCCAATTTTATCAGTTATGGTTCCCCATATTGGCTTTATATCTTCTTCCTCTTCTGAAGGAAAAAAGTCAATCTGTTTTTGACAAACTGCAACATAGTATCCGTTCCACCAATTTTTATCATAATGAATTGCATTGTCTATAGTTTTGATCTCTGAGAAGATTTCCCATTCCTTGTGAACTTTCAGAAAACAGGATTCAATTCCGACGCGAGTTCCTTCTCTAACTTCAGCGTTATTCCAATCATCAACAATATAGATGAACACATCATCCATATTATTGATATAGGAAGTCAATGCACGAATATGATCATCTCGAGTATGACCACCATCAAACAGATATGTGTCAATTTCTCGAATTTCAAATTTATCTGGTTGTGGTAGATTGAAACAGTCTCCTTGAATACATGTAAAGTTCTTTACATTATTTCGCAAACAGTTTTCTAGGAAAAGCAAAAACAATCCGTTCTTGACTTTGATTCCATGATATTCAACATCAACCTTGAGATCCATTTCCCAAGTATCGCCAGCAGCGAAAGAATCAACTACAGTAGCAGACGCTGGGTTGTTTCCATACAAAGCACTCACAAACGTTGAGCCTGTAAATGTTCCGACTTCTAGGTATCTAGAATCTTCTTTGATGAGTTCGTTGAGAAGAATTCGAATTCTTTTACCAGAAAGACCAGTAAACTTACTCAATTGATTCTCAGTGAGTTTAGTTTGATCTTTATTTGCTGATTCGAGAGCAGATTCAACTCTATCAATATATTTTCTTACTTGATCCATGCGCCTTTACCATGTAGGTCAAACACTTTATCGCCAAAAACATCTTGTGCGGCTTCGCGAATTGGCTGATAATGCCAATCATCGATGAGTATATATCCACCCCTCCTCAAAAGGGGAGCATATAACATAAAATCATTTTTTACTAATTCAAAATCATGACCACCATCAATATAGATTAGATCTGCCTCAACTTTCCAACTTTGCATTGCTACACCACCATTGTACGAGTCAATAGGGAATGGTGTAATAATATCCGTGAATTCGTTTCGAATTACATTAGAGAGAAAAATTTCGTAGATTGTTGGACGACCATGTCGGCGCAACCCTTTTCCTGGCTGAAAAGAATTCATGGATGTTAGGTGTTCATGAGAACCCAAGAATGTGTCCACACAAACAATTTCAAATTCTTCTCTAGGGATTTCATGCTTTATGCCAAGACGAGCCATGTTGAGTGCGGATGCGCCTTTCCACGTACCCACTTCTATGACTGTTTTTGGTTTGATCTTTTCGAAGATCTCATCAAAACAACCACCTGTGCTTGACCAGCCCTGCTCATCAGAGTTTTCCAACACCAACCCCTCATATGGGTTCACATCACCGTGAATGTGCTGACTTATATTTTTAGCCATTGTTTTTCCATGGAAGTTTATTGTTGTGACGTTGTAACATGGTTTCGTTTCCCTTCAAGAAAAACTCTGCTTGCACCGACAGACCAGTATTGCCTACACGATATCTTACCGTATAATCCCTAGTGCAGTCAAACTTTAGTTTGTTGTTTGGGTGCATCAAGACTGCAGCAATTGCTCTATCGATTTCCATCTGTCCAGGTTCACGGAATTTACGATACCAGACTGGCGTAATCTGCACAGCAACTTCTTTCTTGACGAAATAGCAATTGACGTCAACGAAGAAATCTTGCGGATGAAGGATACTTGCCCACATACCCAGTGATTCGCAATCATCAAGGCAAAGAACGTTATTGTCTTTGTCGATGATCTTGCGGAAAGAGTATGCCCAATCTAGATTCTTTTCTTGAACGAGTTTGACCAATTTCTCAATATGATCTGGTTCAAGAAGATTGTCATCGTCTAACCAGAGATGATAGTCGCCATCTGCGAAATAAGTAGCAGCACCGTACACGCGATGACCGTTGTAACGGTTTGTGCCTGTAGGATACGGTAATACGCACACATGCTCATTCGTTCCATTGGGAAATTCAGCAGCCAATAAAATTTCGTCTGCTTTTTGCCAACGTTCTTTTCCGTCAACCACTACAATGTGTTCAACGTTTTTATATGTTTGCGCACGAACTGACGCGATGCATTCACCAAGGAATGGATTACCCGTTGTGGGTGTGATTACTGTTACTCTCACTTGAAAACCACCAATGATCCAGGACGCTGTTCGTTGAGTCGAGCCTCAACCTTCTTGCAAAGATTCTCATTATTGAATGCAAAGATGAAATCTCTTCGAGAGATTACTTGTTTGTAACCATATTTCTTGATCAACTCTAGAACCTCGCTCTGTCGATCTTTATTCCAATCAACATTCCAAGATTCAATCATCAAAGGGGGGAGTTCATTGACTTCTACAGTTTTCTCAATACCCTTTACAACTTCAAGTTCAGTACCTGATACTGTAACCTTGATCAATCCAACTCGAGCGAATCGATAATCGTCTAATGTTCTCAATTCAAAAACATCAGTCTCATTGGGAATTGGTAGGTTACGATTCACATAATTGTCGCGAGAAAGTGCAAACGAACCATGGTTCATTGAAGAAAGATCAAAAATGAAACTATCGATAATCTCATTTTTATCCCAAACACCAACTCTATGGCAACGAACGTTGTCGAGTTGATTTAGGAGAGCGTTAGCGTTCAATTGAGCGTTGAGCGCAGGAACTGGTTCAAAGCAATCAAAGATATGTTTCTTTAGATATTTTACTGCTAGTGGTATAGTGAATGCACCCATACCAGAACCAACGTCGATAACCCTACAGTTGTCTCTTTCACTGAGAATAATGTCAGCGATTTCTAGATTATAAACATTCCAATAATTATTCTTTCGAATCTCATCGGAAATGATTTCTTGTTGAGCGAACAATGCATACTTGATGCCCTGTCGCGTTTCATGTATTTTTACTTGTGGTTGCATTTTTAGTCCCAAAGATTCTGATAGTATTTTCCAAATAAACGAAAGCCATTCCTCTTGCGTTCCCAATATGCTTTGGCTTTGACTTCGTCATATATGCCTTTGTCAGTCGTGACCATTTCTTTCCAGTCTTGACCTTCAACATTCACCCACTTATGTTTGGGCTTCTTGATCCAGAAGTTTGGCTCGCGATCTTTTGAATGCTCTGCGAAAGTCCAGATCATTTCTTTCATGATCCAGTCCCAACGCTTGAAGTGAAACTCGTCCACATCCCATTCGTTCTTCTTGGGCTTGGCAGCAGTTGAACGAAGATGTTCAGGTGCATCTTCATCATCAGTGCAGGGTGCGCCATGTTGAGTCTTGCGCAATTGCCGAAGCATCGGAAGAATGATGTCAGCAAGAGTGTGATCCATGCTCCATGTATCCCATGGATCAATACGAATGGACCTTTTTTGCTCACCCTTCTTTGGATACTTGCCGATCGAGATCTTCATGATCAACCTTTTTTGTTAGATTCCCATAAGCAATCATCTCACATGCTTCCCACGTGAGCATTGGTTGGATTTGTTGAATTCTAAATGTTTCTTCAGCCCATGCTTCTAAAAATTCTTCTGTCATGATAAAAAATACCTCAAAATTCCTGCAAACAAAACCACACCAATCACACCATTGAGGATCATCAACGCACGATCATTCCATTTGAATCCAACAAAGAACCAGCCAGCAGCCCCAATCCAACTACAGATCAAATCGATCCATTGATATTGGACGAGACCACTGGCTCGAACCGTGATACCAACAAGTGTAATAATACTTGCTGTCCACTTCACATACCAAGTAATGTCATACTTGGGAGTGACTGAGTTTATCTTTGTCACTTCTGTTTATTACGTCGTGCTGCTCTTTTCTTTGAGCCTAATTTACAACGACCTTTACCGTGACCCTTCAAACCTACTTTTGCTGGCATAAATCACCTCAAGAAGCAGTATCTGGTGGAACTGCACCAAACCCTGGATCGCTGACTCCAAAATCTGTGTGGCTAACTCCACCAAAGTCTAGATTCGTTTGTTTGTTATCATCCCTGAAATCCTTGAAATCGTTTACAACATCTAGACGATCGCCAAGGTCAAACTTGTATCCGATTGCTTGCATGAAGTTCATAAACTCTTCAAGCATTTCAGGTACACTCAAATCATTATCTTCAAATTCAACGGTCACTCGTTTGTTGGAAGTCTCGTCCCAAAAACGACCATCGCTCAACTTGCCAGAATATTCAAATCTAATATTTGCCATAAATCACCTATCAGTTATTTGCAGAGTACGTCTTTATATATTCGCGCTGTTTGCATTCTTCTATTATACGCTCTTTCTCCTGCAAAGGCAACTTATACCAATCAGTTATCTCTGCGACAGTGCGAAAACACCCGACGCAAAATTCACGTCGGGTGTCCAGAGTGCATATGCCTTTGCACGGACTAATCAAAGTTTGAATTTTTCCTCAACAGAAAACTTATCAACATAGAAACTATAAGTTATCCAAGCAAACCATCCAACCAGCGAAACTAGCATGAAAAGCATGCCAAGTTTTGGACCAAGAAGATCCAGAAGAAAATAAAATACAATACCACTAGCGGTAAATAAACCGAGTGTCTTCAATGTTTCAATAGCAGCCTTTGAACGAATACTCATAAATTATTCCTCATCAGATGAATGATGTGGTTGTTTCGGGACAACCACTTTCCCGCATCGTTTGCAAGTTTTGTTTACAAGGATGTCAAACGGATAGTAACTGCAGCGACTAGGTCGCCACAATCCTTCCCATTTATGCAGACCAAAGAAACAGAGAATTTTACCCACGGCGCATTCTCGAAATATCTTTCATCTGCTCTTCGTCGATGACAGGCACTGCGTTCGACTTGTGCATCGTAGCAATACCTTTCACCAAAGTGCCTGTATACATCAGGCTCTCTCTTTTCTCTGTAAAGACTCTATCAGAGTTCAGCGACTGAATATTGCGTGCAGTATCAGCACCGACTCGTGAACCATAAGAAAGACTCGGCAATTTCTCAACACCGAGAATCGCCGAGGACTTGTTATACTTCTTTGCAACTACACCCTTCTGCTTACGCTTCTTCTTTGGTTTGAAACGTGCAGCGCAATAGATCATCATTGCGGATACTTCTCAATATGAAGAGCATAGAAGATCTCCAAGACACCAATCTTTGTTCGCACTTCATGCGGCAAGGGCATGTCGTGAATCTTGGCTAGAGAAATCATCTCACGAGCAAACTTTCGAAGAGTCTGCAACTCTTCAATTGTGCCACGATTCAATACTTCGAAGTCACCATTACTCATACTTTTTCCACCAATCTAGATAAAGTGTAATCAGCAATCTTTGCTCGAATCATCGTAGGAATATCTGTAAAAGGATCTTCCAAGAAATAGGAGCAACCATTTGTCCAACTATTATACTTCACAAACTTCGCAAAATCAATCATGTGTTTGCGATTGCGAGGATCAAACGGGACTCTTGCTCTTGGTGCAAGAACAGAACGGCGATATTCATTTGTCATCGTAAAAATACCTGTCCTTTCGTTTAGCAGGAATACAGATTAGTATACCTGAAACAAAGCCACAAAGAAACATCAAGATGCCAAAAATATATCCTGAATCTTCCATCAGCCTTCACCCTCGCGTGGTTCGGTGGCAAGAGTATCAATCACATCCCAACCCAATTCAACCAAACGGTCTTGAACATGTTCGGGATTGGCACCACGCAATTCATCAGGAGTGAATATCACAACTGCATATCCAAGACGTTGCATTTTGACGCAAAGTTCAAAGATTTTGCTTTCTGTCATCACGTCATTCATTAGTAATGCTCCGCGTTGTAATCAACATCACCTGGATCAAACTGTAGGTCATCGTAACTCACTGTGTCAGGGTCACGATCATAATCTTCTGCTTCGAACCGAGCAATAATGTTGTGGACTTCGACAATCGAAATTCCAAGAGACTTGGCAATCTCAGTTTCCTTCATGCCATCTTCACGAAACATTTCGATGACTTCAATCTCTAAATTAGCAAAGTATCCCATTAGAACGGCACTCCTTCACCCATCGGAATCTTGTTCAAGTCTTGTTGCGTCTTGCGATCACCAACAACAAGCAGTGCATGACATGCACGCTCAAGTTTCTCCGCAAGATCATAACAGTTCTTGGCACTCAGATCGTACTGAGTCATGGTGTTCGCCAGAACATGATCGACACCATTCACCAGATCGATCGCCTCACTCAACAAAGTTTCAGTTTGCTTTTTCATGATCAAAACCCCATCTCTTTGGCTGCTTGCTTCTCAGTCAGCAGTGTTGCCTCTGACACAAGAGCCTCAAAGACTTGTCGAATTTCGTTGCGGTAGGTGAACTTCTCACCAGCAACCTTCAACACGCGACCATAAAGTCGAATGCCATAGAACTCAACACAAATCGGATCACCTTGTTTGATCTTCATATCAACCCCAATCTTTGAAATTGCCAGATTGTTCATTGTCGTCAAAACCAAGATTGTACTCAGCAATCTGCTGCTTGGTCATGAATCGCTCAGGAATCTCGTCACTCGCATACGTCGCATCAGTGAAGAAGTGCGGACGACGAGGACGACGATAGTAACTGTCAGCAGAACCACGGTCATACGGACCGCCATGTCGTTTGTCGATGTTCATTAGGCAATCACCTGCACGCGAGGATCGACACCCTTTTCTTCAGCCATGTCGTCGAAGAAAGAATTGCCAAGAAGCGGAGCAGTGAAGAAGTCAGACGGAATTTTCTTATCCAACTGACCCTGCCACACACGCTTGATGGTCTTGGCACGGAAAGTGCCGTCCATCTTGCTGATGCCGACCACGAGACCGACATAAAAACAGTCATTGACACCAACGAAGTCAAGACTCTTGACGACGTCACCAATTTTCACAGTGTTTTCGTATTTCATAAGACAATTATGCCCTATAGACTGAAAAAACGCAATAGTAAAAAACCGAATAAAATCAATAGTTTACGATCACGTCCTCGAACACACGTTTTGCGCGCTCGAAACTGGTGTTGGGAAGGTCGATTTTGTTGCCAGTAGAGCGGCATTCAATCTCATAGTGATAATTCCCAACATGCCAGAGAGTATGTCGGTCACCGAATTTGTCGGTCTGGGCGTCGATAAAGTGATATTGCTTATTCATATTGCATATTCTACCTGAACCACAGGAAAACACAATAGAGAAAATTCGAATAAAATCAATAACTTACGACATCTTCTCTCGCCGAGGAGAGAGCCGAGAGAGCGGCGTTAGAATGGGGGTTCCCCTAGTCCTGGGGGAAGGTCGAAATAGCGTATTCGGACTCCTGCCTCGCGCAGCATGACTTCGGCGTGGTCGATCGAGTAGTGCTTACCAGCACCGACTCCTTTCCACGGACGATTCGGACCGATGACTTCCTTGATCCCTGCTTGGATCAATGCGCGTGTGCAATCAGCGCATGGCTTTGGTTCCCAGTTTAGATATGCACGAGAATTGTTGAGTGAAACACCAACACGTGCGGCATTGAAGATTGCATTGCGTTCAGCATGTTCAACCCAGTTATACTTTTCTGGACGCTTCCAGCGATCTTTCCAATCTTCTTCAATGCCTCTTGGAAATCCATTGAAACCCGTCGACAAAATGACATTGTCATCATTGACGATCACGCAGCCGACTTTTGTCGACGGGTCCTTGCTTTTCTGAGCGATCAGAGTAGCCTGTAAGACAAACAATTCATCCCACGATAGTTCATCACGAATCATAATATAATCTCAATGGTTACTTGATTGCAATCTTACGAGGTTTCTGTTCTTCAGGAATGACATTTTCTAATTGAATAGAAAGAATGCCATCAGCAAGGGCAGCATCACGAACCACTACTGTGTCTGACAAAACAAATTGGCGAGCGAATTTACGACCAGCAATACCCTTTACAAGATATTCGCGAGTGTCTTCTTCTACCTTTTTGCCTGCAACTTTGAGAGAGTTTTTCTCAGCAGTGATTTCAATCTCATCAATCTTATATCCAGCAACTGCTAGTTCCACGACAAAGTTGTATTCGTCTTTCTTGACGACATTCACTGGAGGAAAAGCATTGGATGTTGCTGTTAGTAGATGAGCCGCATTATCGAGAGCAGCGAACGTATTTTCAAACCCAAGAGCGGCTGGAAGTAGACGATCGAGTCCGTAGTTAGATGCGAGTGTAGTGATATTTGTCATTTTGTTACTCCTTTAGTAAGCAAGTATAGTTATGGAACCCCAAATGAGCATTCCATCTCTATTTATATCAGTTTGACACACCAGTTGAACCAAAACCACCGCTGCGTTCAGAGTGCTTTTCTGGTCTTTTTGTAACAACAGTGAAGTCAAAGGGTTCATTTGAAACGATCTCAGCCTGAGCAATGCGATCACCGCGACGAATTGTTTGGTGCATCTTTGAGATATTCGTTAGAAGAACAAACACCTCTTCTTGGTAGTCTGCGTCGACGACACCCTCGCTGTTTGCTAAAACCAATCCTTTCTTGAGCGAAAGTCCTGAGCGAGGATGAAGGCGAATGCTGTAGTTCTGAAGTGGCAGAGAACTATCGTGTTTTGTAATGTCTGCGTATGTTTCAATCGTAACGTGACGTTCGATCTTGAAGATCAACCCTGTGGGAACCAGCAGACGATCTCCAGGATAAATGAAGAATTCTCCAAAACTGTTTACTGGTCGCTCAGTAGGAGAATTGAAGGAATCATATCCATTGACAACATTTGAAGTTGGCTGGAAAGATAAATCGAAACAATTTGCGAGAGTAGTGCCGTATGTTGGAAGTTCAATATCATCACGAAGTCTATACACATTCACAATTAGCATAAATTATCCTTCCTTCTTTTTCTTCCCGATTGTATA